ATGAGACTATCAGTAGTGGTAGTAGTACCAGTTTCAGCTACATAGTCAGTGTTAATATATTGTGTGACTATGGCTGCAGAATCTGCAGCCAATGTTTGATATATTGTACTTGGAACTTCATTAGCTAATACATCAGCTACCAACAATTTTAATTGTTGGTAGGAAGCAACACCTTCGTCTGCTTCTGCTGCCAGTGTTACATATGGAACGCTTTCTTCTGATGCTGAAAGTTCTCCAGCTTCTCCAAATGCTCCTAACAAACTAAAAGCTGCGGCACGCACTTTTAAGTTTCCGCCGTGTCCTAGATCCCAAATTAATCTATCAATAATAAATCCAACATCTCGCTCACACTTGTATTCATCGTAATCAAATGCTGATGTAAATGGAGCAATATCGTTAGTAATCTGATATCTAATCCAAGCACTTATTTCTCGTTGTATAAATGCACGGTTTAATTCTAATAGATACGTTGAATTAGGATTGCGAGCACCCTTCTCTACTTGTTCACAGGCATATCGGATTGAAGCCCAAGGTTTGTCAAGTGTAATTCCGCAATCCGGAGCTGATCGATCCTCGCCGTTATTGCCAACATAATATACATAATCTGTACTACCCCAACTAACCCATTCAGGAATACCCGTCGAGCTAACACGAAGGATTTGACCCTCTGTTCCAATTGGCAGTCTTGTTGGGCCAGCGCCACCATAGTATACCATGTCGCCTACTGTAGTTAATACTTCAAGTTCATTACCTACAGAAAGTACATTCCAATATATACCAGAAGAATCTAAGTCTGGACGGCTATTTGCTGCGCCACCACCTTCGGCTTTAACTGACGAGCCATCGTCGCCTTCTGAGCGGTGTGCTAGTACACAGATGTAAGCATTGGCTCCGAATCTAACAGCATCTCCTGCATTATATTCTACATCATCGATCCAATCACCCTGCCAATAAATGCCGTTAGTAAGTTGTGACCAATACGTAGCATTAGGCGGTTCCGCAGAAACTCTAGCAGTTAAAGTACCAGTAGCTGTTGATGCATTAAAAGTTGTCCCGCCATATATGTCAGTGATTGTAAAAGTTGTAGAATCTAATACATCTTTAACATAATATCTTGCGCCGGATAGAACGTTACCAAAGGCAGTTCCTGTAAATCTAATACTCATACCAGCAACCATACCTGTAGTATCGCTAGTAGTAAATGCATCTGTTGGTCCATCACTGGCTGTGATAGAATACGAATAGCTTGGACTATCTGCAACAGCTAGATAATTATGCCCGTTTACTTTTACAACTTCACCAATTTTGTAAGAAGTTGTGTTGATCCAGTCTGCTTGATAGCTTAGACCTTCTGCAAATAAATCCCAATCGCTAGTTGCAGTTAGTGGATTTGCATTTGAGTTTAGAGTCTTAGCAACATATTGATTACCACCGTAGCGAACAACATCGCCGGGCTGGTAAGCAGTTGAAGAACTCCAATCGTTTTCAAATTCAAAACCTTCTACATATTGTGTCCAATAAGCAGTATCTGTAGGAAAAGCAACGGCTGCTTCGTGTTTAGTTATACAAATCCAAAGTCCCGCGCCCCACTTAACAATGTCGTTAACTTTATAACGAGTAGCAGTGACCCATGTTCCTACGTATTCTTGACCTTGTGTAAACACTTGCCAATTTGCGGAATTATCTTCTAAACCCAATTCAACTGTAGCAGCTGATGTATGTCCAGTGATACAAACATAGTTGATGCCGCCGTATCTAACTATATCGTTAAAATTATATTTTGTAGAAACAGCCCAGTCGTTACGCCATTCAAACCCTTCTACAAAGGTATCCCAATCTGCGGAGTTGTCTTCTAGTCCTAATGCGGTCGTAGCAGCTGATGTATGTCCGTTTGTACATAGATAAATTGTACCACCGTACTTAACTAGATCGCCTTCTTCATAGCTTTCGTTAGTTGTCCAGTCGCCTGTCCATCTTTGTCCATCGGACATTAAATTCCATTTTGTTGGATTGATATCAAGATCTGTATTAAAATCCGCATCCGAGGTGTGTCCAATTTGACATATATAAACCTTGCCGCCGAATCGAATCACATCGTCTTTATAGTATGCTGTAGCTCCTGTCCAGACGTCTTTCCATACAAATCTAATTCTACCTAATTTAAATTCTGCCATTTTCTACTCCGTATCTTATATTTATTACTTTAAACCAAAGCTTCTCACAAACATTGTTTGTGCTAATATGCTTCCACTTATGCTTGCGCCTGCACCTGAAAAATCTGCTATAACATCAAAGTTAATAGCTATGTCCGCTGTATTATCTATTAAGTTTGGTCCTACTTTAACTAGACCTGCAATAACACTTGGCGTTAATAGATCCTCACCGCCAATGTTTAGTCTAGATTGCAAATATGATCTTACCGCTTTTTGCGTAGGAATTACATTATTAGAATTTTGTAAGAACAGCGGATCTTTTGAGAATTCTCTAATAATTGCGGTTGACCCAACTCTTACTCCTGCTAGTCGTAATTCTGTTAGACCTGCTAGATCAAAGAAGTCTGCACTAATTGTAACAATAGCAGTAGCTTGTTCAACTGCAAACTGATCGCCAGCTCTAAAGTTGCCATCTTGATCAGTTGATGTAAAGAATACCCGTCCACCATTTAGATTAAAAGTTTCCTTTAATGGAGATTTAGTATACAGGTAATCTGTATACAGTGTTGGATAATTCGTAGTTTCAAAATTGCCAGCTCCAATATCTAAGAAGTCGTGTCCAGTAATACGAACTTGACTATACTGCTCTCTAATTACAACTTCCATTCCATGTTCAAAATAGTCAGATAATCTTGCCTGCGGACTAATCTGGAATGTAGATCTAATTGTTCCGTTTGTCAAGAACTCTTCATTAAGTCCAACAATAACTGCTACATAATAATCCGATCTACCTTTGATATAGAATTGAGCGCCAGGGCCTGGCAACTTTGACAATCCGTCTAATGTTATAAACTTACTTCTAGGAGTGACGTCTGCAAATCCGTCTCCGGTAATAGTGACAGCAGTAGTACTAGTTTTATACGAAACTCCTTTTGAGACAAACGTAGGTTGTGCCAGCACGCCGTCGGCAATTCTTGGTCTAAAAGTAGGAGCTGTTGTTGAACTAGGATCGAATACTGTTCCTATTACATCTTCATCTCTAGTATACCCACTACCTGGCTCCCAAAGTTTAACATAATCTATCCCGATGCCTGCGACAACTACTCTTCCCATTGCTCTTGCGCCTGTTCTAATAACATTCAGTACAGTACCACTAGTTGAGGGAGCAATAATCCAGAACGGATTACTATTTGGTATAGAACTGTCGCCTAACGTTGTATCTGGATTTCCAAACGCTGCAAATCCCCAATTTTCTGCAGTTGCAGTTTCTCTTGCTGTCCACACAATGCCGTCATAGGATGTGACAATATAAGTTGTAGGACCAGTAGTTGGCTCAGCGGCGATATCTCTAGATCCAGTATCTCCAACAGCTATAAACACACCTTGACCATATCGAATCTGTTTCCAGTTGTGTAATGTTGAGCCGTCTTGTGTGGGCATTTCTGTAGGAAGCCAATTCTCACCGTCAAAGCTGTATGCTACCTCGCCGGTATTTGCTATTGCAACAAATCTTCTATTACCGTAAGCAATCGATACCCAATCTTTAGAGCTCGAATCATCAATAACGTCTAGAATATGCCAAGCCCATGCAATTTCGTTTGTTAACGAATCGTATGTTCCAACGGCCACACTGTTATTACTATTAGCCAGTGCTACGAACACATCAAAGCCAAACGCAATGTCAACATATTCATTTAGTGTTGAGTCGTTTCCATCTGGTAAAGTTGTAGAAGTCCATGATGTTCCATTAATCGAGTAAGCGCCTGCATTTAAATTTCCTGCTACTGCAACAAATACACCAGTATCAGACGTGCTAGGTTTACCATAAGCAACACCGTTCCACTCTCTAGATGCTGGCATTGTTCTTGCAGTCCAATCGACACCGTTTGTACTACTTGCGGCTGTATTGCTATCATAAGCAATTGCTACAAATTTGTTGTCTCCAGCTGCTAGACATTTCCAATTACCGTCAGTGGGTAAGTTCGATGCTGTCCAGGTTATACCATCAAGTGAGTACTTAGGAAAGTGTCCTGTTGTTGGAGTTATAACAAACACTCCGCTAGGCGCTACATTAGTCTCATCTTTTGAGAATGCTAGTATAGAGTTTGTACTATCGTCGGATACTGTTAACACTGTTAACGTAATATCATGTTCTAATGTTGTGCCACCAATATCTTCACCGTTGATAGTTAATGTGTCTCCCACAGCATATCCTGCGCCACCTGTGTCTAGTGCTACTGAATATACTCTACCAATTTTAGTGACTGTAAATGTTGCTGCTGCTGGAGCAACATCAACTACATCGCCAGTTCCAACGGTTGCTGCTATACCTGTAAATGTGTCTGATGTCTCTCCGTAAACTATCGCGGCAGGTTCGATTGCTGGCGATATTCCTATTTCAGTTGCACTGTATGCAGGCTCGTTAAAGGTTAATCTGGGCTCAATACGATAACGTGTACCTGTAGTTAGCAGTGGATTAGAAGGCGTCCCCGGAAGGATATGATCCCATCCTGGTTGATCATCGCTTTCTCTATATACCGTACATAATTTTGTGCCGGCATTGTATGAGTAAACATATCCGTATTGTCCAGTACCTTCGCCTGAAATAATAATGATTCTCATTCCAAGAATCTGTTCTTCTGTAGCAGTTTCAGCAGTTGCTAAACTTATTGTAAGAGTATTACCAAAGTTTGCTTGGTTTCCGTATTGTGAAAATCCAGAGCCTGCACTTAATGTTTGACATTCAAACATTGCATTATCTCTAAATTCTTCTTGTATTGCGTCGGCTCCGACTCCCGAACTAGTAATCGTATAGGTTGCTGTGGTATAGTTTTGTCCGCAGTTTGCAAATTCTAAACCTAAAATAAAGTCTAAAATCTCGCCAGCGAACGCAGAATACACAGTAGCTTGTTCAGTTCTAGTATTAATATATCCATATCTAACAATTTCGTCTGGATCTACTCCATCAGCAACTGCTCCGAAATCACCGTAGGAACTATTTCCGTTTGTAGCTCTAATGATGCCGCCATTTGTAGCAAACATACCAATGTGTGCATAATACGAGAACACAGATACCAATTCACCGCGCCCACCGTTTAACATCCAAGCGCCAATACCGTCTGATATTACTTGTGTAAAGTCGTTAGACACAATAGATTTATTACCGCCGTTATGCAAGTCGCCATCTACTTTTTGACCAACTGCTCCAACACCAATTGTTGTGACGTTTTGTACATAACAACTTCTTGAAGTAATCCAAGTACGCTCGTCATCTGGACCCCATCCTGGATCTAACGATACAAATGCACCACCAGTTGGAATTTGATATTCATCTCCTTCTACTAATGCTGGCAGTGTTCCTGCTAATCCTTTTAAGGTCATATTCCTCACGCCGGTGGTATCTCTAACATAGAACATATCTTCTAATTGAGACCCGATAACAGCATTTGCATAATATCTTCCAGCAAGCAGTGATTTGTAATTTCCGATTCTATCTAAGTCATATCGAACTGCATCAATAAATTTATCAATGTCTCGTCTGCATTTGTTAGTATCAAAAGAATACTCGGGATTCTCACGAGTCATGTATAGAATTGCTTCAGTTTTAATAAATTCTCTATTATTATCGAGATTTTCTGATGCAAATGACGGTGTAATTATATTACTGCCAGTTGTTGTTGGCATGCTTCCAACGCCATTTATTTTATATTCAATAACATCAATTATATTACCCCAAAGAGAATTTGCTCGAGCTGCTTGGTCCGTAGTTCCTAGTGGGAATATACTTAAAGGTACCGTGTTTCCAACAGACGCTACTACTGGATTTCCTAAAATTATGTCGCTTAGTAAAGTTCCAATAAAAGTTAGAGTTTCTAATGTGTATTGAGCATCACTTGCTAACGCTGCGATTGGATTGTTTGCTTTAATTGTTGTGCTTCTTAGCTCTTCACCGAGTACTGTAGTTCTTGCCGGTACAATCAAAGGTAATACTTCTTCGTATTCTCCAGTAGATACATAAACTGATGTACTACCACTATAATTGTCGTCTGCTTGGTCTAAGGCAAATCTAACAGTTCTCCAAGGTTTAAAATAATTAATGCCGCGGTTAGGATCAGTACTGTCATCTACTCCTGTTGTGCTTACATAGAAAATTCTTGGTATATTTCCCCAGGTTTTATATCCAACATCGCCTTGATTATTTTCAACAACCAACAGTTGGTCAGTTTCGCCTGCTGGAATTGCAGTTCTACCAAACGTGCTTCCATCGCCTATAGTTTTTGTGGTGCTACCGTCATAAAGAACATTTCTATAGAGATTATAAGTTATCAAATCTCCAAGATTTGTTAGAGCAGCGCCTTCGTCGCCGATTAATAAAATAGTCCAATAGCTTATACCTTCTCCGTTATCTCCAGGAAAGTCATCAAATGTACTGTTATGTGGCGTTGAACAGTAGTAAACTACGCCTCTATAATATACTACATCATATAAATTATAATCTTGATCAGTTTTCCATGCTCCTTGGAAACCATACGATGAAACTACTAACTGCCAGTTTGTGTCGTCAAAAACAGTTAACGAACTGTCTTCATCGGAAACTTGATTAGTTAAGCTCACCCATAGTGAACCTCCGCGTCTAACAAGATCTCCAGCGTTATACGGATATTGCGACCCAGGATCGTATTCTCCTAAAAAATTGTTGGCTTTAGTTATTAATGTCCAATCAGGATTGCCGTCTGGATAACTGTCTGAAACTCCGGGTGGAATATTTGAATTGTTAATAGAAGAAATATAAACTGTTCCGCCATATCTTACAACATCCCCTATTGCATAATTTGTAGAAGAATTCCAGTCAGCGTAATAGTTAAACCCTAAAAGATAAATTTCAAATTTTAAATTATCTATAGTTAAGTCAGACAGATGCTCTTCAGTACATTTAAATATAGATCCGCTATATTTTACTAAATCATTTATTCTATATGACGTTGATGGTGCAAATTCGCCAACATAGGCATAATTTTCTACAGCAATCTTCCATGTTTCGGCAGTACTATCGTCTTCGCTGTCGTTATTACCAACAATAACTCCTTCGGAAGTTGTTCCTGAAGTATGCTCTAGTACACATTGATACGTATATCCGTTATATCTAATTATATCGTTAACTCTATAGCGAGTAGATTCGGTCCATTCGTTTCTAAAATTTGAACCCGAGGCAAATATTTCCCAATTAATAGTATCACTATTAAATTCGGTTGAAGAAATATGAGAAGCTACACATAGATATACATTTCCGCCGGCTAATACTAATGTGCCGGGGTCATATCGTATACCGTCAGTCCAATCACCTAGCCACTCTCTGCCATCTACTGATTTAATCCATGCCGGTGAAGGATTAGTTTGCTCTCCTACTACAAATGTCTGGGCATCATCAAATACATCAGGTGCATGTTGTCTAATGCAAACCCAGGTTGATCCTCTGTAGTAAACTACATCATCTTTATAATAAAGGGCTAGATCTGCAGACCAGTTGCCTTTCCATGTGTACCTAAATCGTGATATCTTAAACTCAGCCATTCTTAATTCCTATTTTATGAAGAAATGCCATCTGGGTATGCATACCCTCTGTTAATTCTTATTATAAACTGTCCTTCGTTGTCTACGTAATAAAACAACGATCTCTCGTCCCATTTAAATTGAGGATATTTCATATTGTCGTCTACAGATTCATGTGCGACATCTATGCCTTCAAAATAATCCACGCCAGCTTCAAAGTCTTCAAAGTCTTCTCCCGCTGGACCTGGAATGTTTAATTCGTATGCTTCGGTATCAGATATCTGATTGCTTCGAACCATAAACAATTCGCCGTCTTCATTTCTTCTAAGAGCATACCAAAACTTAGGACTATTGCCTAATGATTCTGAAGGTGTAGTACCTAAATAATACGGACTTGAATTTCCTGCCATCTTATGCTCCTTATGATATCTCTACATAACTAACTACAGCATCGATGCTGTTAGCAGTATTTGTAGTCACTCTTAGTGATGTACTTTCCGGCAAAATTAATTTTTCACCTTGTGTAATTATTTTAACAGCAGTCTTAGGTGGTATTGCTAAACTTTTAACATAATATGCTACTGTTGTATCTGCACCAACTATTTGTATGTCTGCTACCACGGTGTCGTATTCTGTGACGTTAGCTAAATTGCACCCAATCACAGTTGCTCTTACACCTGCGCCAATTTCGACCACGTCAGTTGGACTTGTTCCTATTTCTGTTACTAAACTATGTTTAAATACTGTTGGCATATTATTATCCTAATGTTAAAGCATATGAAACGGCAATATCTTCCGCTTGCGTACCACTAACAGCACCAGATGTACCTGCAGGGCTTGCCCATACTGCGCCATCCCACACTTCAAGAGCTTTAGAATTAGTGTTATATCGTGTCATTCCAACTGGTAGTGCTCCGTAGCCTAACAGCCCGCTTGGACGTTGGGCATCAGAACCAACTGGCGGAACAAAGCCTCCAGTTCCTTGAATCTTAAAATATCCTGTTCCGCTCTGTGCAATTTGACTAATTGCTCCGGATACCACATTAGTAATAGTGTTATCAGATATTTTAAAATTGCCTAATCTAACGCCGCCGCTGCCATTGCCGTCGATATATAAATCTAAACCAGTAGTTGTTGTGATTTCGTTGTCGCGGAACATCAAGTTGCCAATGTCTAGTGACGGGACTTGAATAGAGTCTGTGTAAAAATCGTAAGCGTAAACTGCTCTCCAACGGAAAGCAGCAGAACCTAAATCATATGTGTTGTCAGCTTGGGGAACTAGATCACTTTTGATACTAGCATTAATTACAATCTCGTCTGTTAGTGCATCACCGATCTGAATGTTGCCACCAATTACCACGTTGCCAGTAGCGTTTATATTTCCAGTGACATCTAGATTACCTGTAATATTTGTATTTCCAATAATGCTAACAATGCCTGCTCCGTTTGGAACTAGTTCAATAGAACTGTTAGAAACTGTTGTGGAAATTTTATTACCTTGCAATTGCAAATCGTCGATTTGTAATCTGCTGTGATATACTGTAGCTTCGCCTGCCGCTGCGGAAAAGTTAATTGTCGAACTATCACTAGTAATAGTATTACCTGTGATGTGAAAGTTTCCAACGTTTAGTTGATTGTCGACTGTAATATCAGTAGTGTGGATGTGACCGTTGACGTCTAAGTCTGTAGAGGGCGTGGCTGTCTTGACACCAATTCTAGAATTGTTTACATCTATATATAATAGATCAGTCTCAAAAGCTAAATCTACGCCTGCGCGAAGTAGATTTGACTTCAGGAGTTGACCTGAAATGCGACCAATAGCCATGCGCTCTCCTCATAAGCAAAACACCGTGTTGCACGGATAACCAATTTCTCATCCCTTACGGGCTCTTTGCTGGTTTACCACAGTCGGATCCTGCTCAGGTCGGCCAACCCTTGCAATTACATGTATTTATGCCTTTGGAGAAATTACCCTAGAACAAGAGTCCAGACATTGCCTAGATCGTTCATAATAGTTTCAGTGACCTCATCACCACCACCTGTGGATAATGTCCATACGCTGCCATCGAAACATTCAAGATATTCTTGATCAGTATTCCATCTCGTTTCACCTAACTCCGGCGATGTTGTTCGTTCTGCATCTGTACCTGCAGGAATCAGCATTCCGTTGTCACCTGCGAATCGATAATAAGATGGGCCAGTCACTGCTAAATTTAGTGATGTATTATTGAGATTAGTAATATCACTATCTTCCCACTTAGTACGTTCAATATAAACAATACCAGTATCGGGATTTAAAGTAATGTCTTCATTAGACTGCTGTGCAAAAATTTGATTATTAACGCCGTCTAGTTTAGTCTGTCCACTGATTGTGACAGATAGCGGGTGTAATGCATCTCCGGCATATCCGCCTTTTGTAATGTTAGTCCAGTCTGGAGAATGTAGTTGTGCCCAGCGTCTAGGACTAGAGTCACCTGCATCCCATCCCAACGTATATGTTAGGTCGTCCCCGGGTAATATGTCTTGAGTAAAGTCTGTATTAACTGTGACAGTATCAAGAATTTGATCGCCAAGTATTAATCGACTTAATCCAATTAAATCGCCATCCATGGAAATATTTCCGCTAACTGCAAGATTACCTGTGATGAGTGTGTTTGCTGCCAGTTCGATTGTTCCTGAACCGTTTGGATCAAATACAATGTTAGAATCGTTGACACTAGAAATTAAATTTCCATCAAGTACTAAATTAGCGGTTGTTAATCTATCATGAAATATTTCGCTGCCAGCAATATAAACATCAATGCCGCCTACACTTGTTGTAAATATACCAGCTGTATTAATTCTAATATTATCAATAGAAGCAGTGTTGTCACTGGTTAATTCTAATGAGTGTATATCTAAATTAACATCTAGATCGTAAATTGGTGAGGTTTGATTAATACTAATCTTTTGATTAGATACATCAAGATACAGTAAGTCTGTTTCAACAGATAAGTCAACCCCAGCGCGGAGTAAGTTGTCGTCTAATAGTTGACCACCTATGCGCCCTACTTGACTCATAATTAGTTGGCGTATCCGTAGTAAACAGTCACGTAAACTGGATTACCGCCACCTCCTGTTGCTGGTACTGGAGATGTAAATTTAACATACCACCCATCTGCATATGGACTACCTGGGCCGCTTAAACTACCACTAACACTTTGTACTACTGTGTAGTTTGTTGTGGAAATTTGCATAACATTTTCTACTAATACAACAATGTTATCTGCGCTTGCTGAGTAAGATGTCACAAAGCTAGTGTTTAAAGGACCAAATACTGTTTCTGTTCCATCGCCAGGTCCAATTGTTTGTTTAGTAATCGCACTAGCTACTGGGCTGGCAACTACTACCCAAGTTCCGCCGACATATGCTTCTACAGAATTTAGTGTGGTATTATATCTAATAGTTCCGTTAGCGTCAGTGGGTTGTCTAACCCCTGTAAGTTGAGGGCGTTCTGATGTACTGCCTTTGGGCAACATTAGGCCACCGTGTGCATTCATAACAACACGACTAGCCGGACCGTTAGCATCAGGATATGCAATCAATGTTCGATCATTGATGCTAAACTTTGAGATGTTTTTAGTCTTTAGGAATTTCATACTGCTAACGCACTCACTAATACACTTAGCCTGCCTGTATCGCTAGTGCCTACCCAAATTTCATCACCGCTTTCTAGCACAACTCTTTCTTCACTGAAGAACACAGTTTCGCCTGCTGGAACAACTAAACTACTAACAATTAAATTTCCTGCAACATAGGATTTTCCACTTCTAACAAGATACACGTTTACTGTGACTGCATTTGTTGTTTCGTCTGCTGTAGTTGCTGCTGCTGTATTACAAAATGCAATTGTTGTAATTGCATTAGTTCTACCTATAACTCCACCTGCAATTGGTCCACCAGTTGTTGAACTAGTAAATACCTTTACAGGTACACTAACTGATGATGAATCAATTAATGAAATTGTATTTTCTGGATTTTCGTAATTTCTAATCATATCTGCCTCTTAAAATAGCATACTAAAAACTAATGCTTTATTTTTGCTTATTAACTCACCACTTCTCTTGGCAGTTTCTGCACTATCATTTTGGAACCATACACCAGAAGTTCCTATTCCCGGTTCTGCTGCATATATCACAGTATTATCTGCTACATAAGCTGGTGTGACGTTTATTTTTTCTAGCTGCAAGGCGTAATTTGTTTGTAATTTACCAGTACCTTGTGTTCTAATATAAATGTTTTCGTTGGTAATACTGTCTTTAGTAGTTAGTTCATTTCTGTTTTCACCACCGCCTAATTCTAAATTGCCAATTTCAAATCTATTATTGAAAATTTGAGAAGTTAATTCACCATCAATAATGATACTGATAGCGCTCTCGCCGTTGGAGTCAAACCCAGTTTGATCTTGGAGATAAGATTCAGAACCCGGAACCAGTGGGTCACCTGTTTCTAAATCTTTATCAGTTATGATAACTCTGGTATCTTGACTTTGCGGAGCAACAATCTGGAAAGTTGGATTGTTTAGAATAGCATCGTCTACATATTTTTTATTAGGAAGATCGTCATCTGCAGTCACTTGATCTTCGTAATTTGTAGTGCCGAATACTTTTACAACACCAGTACCTGTACCAATTAGCGTTAAGTCGCCAGTGTCGGTTGTAGAGCTAGTTAAAATTTCTTTTAGTCGTACTCTACTAAATGTATAGTTAAACGGACCAGGTGCTGTTCCGTGCGCTAATATCCAAGTATTATTAATTTCGTCCCATAAGAACGATGCATTATTTTGTGGTTCGGTACTGGGATTGACAGAAGTAGTATCACCCCTGTCAATCTCAATTCCTGAATAATCTAGTGTAACTCCTGGACCATCTTCACCAGTGTTTAAGGTGATAACGTTATCAGTGATATTTAAATTAGTAGCCTCAACTGCTAATGTCTCACCTTGAACTACTAGATTACCGGTTATAACAACCTGACCTCCAGTAGCAGCCGGTCCAGTGTCAAGAACGATCTTGGCACCTTCACCTGCTTTAATATTATAGTCACCGTTGACCTGTAGAAGTTGGCCCATTGTTTAATCCTAAATTAAGCGATCGCTGTTAGTGCAATAAAGTCTGCTGACGAATCGTTTTCAAATACCCAAGTATATCTATTACCTGAGAAATCAGTAGCGACACGTTTAGTAATCTTAGCAATTGATACTTGATTGTCTTCACCGTTGCTGCCAATATATCCTTGGATTCTCATTTCGCCTGCTGTTGCTGGCTCGCCAGAAACTACGATTGCGGTTGTATATGCAGAAGTTGTTCCGATATTCCCAACTTGGGAAACAACGAAAGTTTTAGCACCACGCTGTTTAATAATAACACCGTCTGTTCTTAAACTTGCATCGTAAAAATCAACTCTAATTCCTGTGGCTGCTGCTGCGCCTGTGCCGATAACATCAACACCTAATATATCTTTTCTTAATGGACGTCCCATTTGTTTCTCCTTAAATTGACGTTTTAGGTCTACGCGGTGGGTAGTTTCCGCATAAGCCCTCATACATGAGGTACCCTCTATGATAAAGTATTTATCTTCTACTTAGCAATGACATAAGTTCGATGTTGCCAACCAACAGCAATTTTTGATTAATTGCATCTATTTCGTGTTGTGCTAGTTCTAGATATTTTTTGCTGTGTGTTTGTCTATAGATTACTAAATGCTTGCTGTATGTTGAGATATGATTTTCTATTAATCGTTCAACGTGCTTGACATCATGAACAAACATCGGAAATCGTTTCTTCCACTCGTATATTTGAATACGTAGTTTAGGAAAATCGTTTTCGTTTTCTATTTGCATACACTGATATTTAAGTCAAACAAAAAGGCCCCGAAGGGCCTTTTTGAAACGCGATAAAACGTTAATTAAGCAAATCGTAGATTTGCTGCATTTGTAGACAAGTTAACTTTGCCCAAGTAGTCAGCAGCATTACCAAGAGATGAAGCTGTGTTTGTTAATTCAACATAGCCATATCTTGTCATGAAACTCACGACTGGTTCAAAAGTTGCTGGGTCTAGTACAACACCGCTTGACATCAATGGGATGTATGGGCAGTAGAATGCAGCAGCATCAGACTCTGAAGCGCCTTTGTATCCAACGATAACGTCATCGTTGTCTGCATATGTGTTAACATAGATCTTCATTGCGTTGTTCAAAGTACCAACTAGCTTAGTGTTAGTTGGAGCTTCGAATGTACCTTCTGTTGTTCTTGCGAACGCAGAAGTTGTAGCACTTTGAAGAATTGTCAATGCAGTTGGGCTTACAACGGCCCAATTACCAGCACCACGACGTGTGCGTTGTGCAATCAAGTTTGCAGTTCTGTTGATCATAACAGCTAAAGCAGCATGTTCATCACCAACGAAAGTTGCAGTACCAGATACAGCAGCTTGATTATAAGTCTGTGCTGTTGCTGCTAATGAACTCAAACTACGTAGGACTTCTTGGTCGATCTCAGCAGTAATCTCTTGTGCAAGAGCTGCCATGATTTCGGCCTCAACGTCGATACCTTGTTGTGCTTGTGCATCCTGAGCAGCTTCAAAAGTCCAGCGAGCTGATAGCTTGCGGGTTTTAGCTTCTACAGTTTGCTTCAAGATCTGGATGCTCATTTTATTACCAGCAATACCTTCTTTGGCAGCAGTCGCATCTGCTTTACCATTGGTATTACCTGAATAACCTTCAGCGATCTTGAATGGGCTTAGTGCCTCTTCTCCAGCTGCGGCTGATCCACCAGCAGATCCGGTGTAGTTATCTGAATAACGAACACGTAGAGTGTGGATTTGACCGACTGGTCCTGTCATTGGCTGTACGCCAACCAATTCGTTAGCAATAACGGTTGGCATTACACGTCTGATGACGGGTAGAATAACACGATTTAGTGTTGCTACGTTACCGGCGGATGTTGCACCAGCTGTGGCGCTCTCTGCGAGATACTTGCGAGTATTTTCTAGAGTAGCTGCCATAACTGAACGCTTATTACCTTGGAGGCCTTCTAATAGGGCGTCCTTGGTTTCCGACCAGCGACTTTCAAGTAGTTGTGACATTTATGTTCTCCTTAAACTTTTAGTCCCGCAAGCCTGCGGATGTCAAAAATCTCAGCGGTTTTTTCTTGACCGCCGTTTGTATGTGCCTGTGTTTTATCGCCTGTGATTTCTTTAGCCTCTGATAGTACTTTCTTCGCTGGTGATCCGCCATTCATTACTGCTGGCATATACTTGTCGAAAGCTGTACGTAGCTTTTCAGTTTGTACTGATTCGAGTAAACTTCCCATTACTGAACGCTTATCGCCGGTTAGTGGTCCTAGCAACTCGGACATTACATCCTTGCGCTGGGCACTTTCTTTGATAATGCGTAGTTCACGGTCTTTGCCGTCTACTCTGTCTTGTGCTTCTGCAACTATTTTTGCTGCTTCTTCTAATTCCATCTCTTTATTTGCAACTACCTTAAGTAGTTTTGCAGTTTCAGATTTTTCATTTAGATGACTTGCAGCATATTCGCTTGCGAAAGATTCAAAAATTCTGCGTCCAAAGTCACTTCTACGAGCTGCGTCAATGTCTTCTTTCAATTGTTTCATCTCAGAACGTAGTCCTTTAGCGACTGTTTCTGAAATAAGTTTTGAAGATTGCTGAATAAATTCTTTCTTTACAGACTCAAATTTAGTCTTGCTTTCGCGGACTAACTTTACCTTGGTTTCTGCCAAGTCTTTTTTGTCTGAGTGGAATTCTGCGATTTCTTTCGCTAGTGCATCCACGATAAAAGATTCTAATTTAGCAACATTGCCTGCAACCGCTTTACGGTCTTCGTGTAGTTCTGCAATTTCTTTCTTGAGATTATTCATAACAAATGCTTCCATTGCTGTAGCATCTGATTTCATTTTCTCAACATATTTTGCACGAGCTTCAATTAGTCCTTGACGATCTTCTGCAAGTTCGCCTAGTTCTGCTTGTAAACGATCTGATAGCATAGCTTCTACAGCTTCTACCATTGCGTCTTTGTCGTGCTCATACTTTTGTGCAAATTCTTCACGTAGTGTAGAGGTGACTTCGTCACGGTTTTCTTGAATTCTGCTTTCCCAAGCATTTTCAATTTCCGATTTGATTTCTTCGGAAATCACATTGTTTTCAAACAGTTGTTTTACGATGTCTAGCATGTGATTCTCCTACTGTTAATTGAGGCCTGAAATTATTTTTTTCAGACTCTCTGCTAAGTATCTCTGTGCCTTTGGGTCGCCTTGAACTTGTTGTGCTATTGTAAATGCCTTGTAGCCACCTGTATTATTCATCAGGTGTTCATAAACTGGTGTTGGGTAAGCGCCAGGTGCGCTTGGTTGAGCAACGATGTCAACTGTGATAATTTCAAATCCTTGAACATTACCACCGTTATCAACTTCGCCCGAACCTCTGCTGGAAACTCCCAACTTAACTCCCGACTCCAACATGGTCTGAACTAACTGACCCATTGGGGTTGGGATGATTTTAAGTTTTCCGTAGCCGTTAGGACCATCCATCCACATCTTGGTAATCATATGACTAACACGATCTAGATTGATTTTTAAATCCTGTGGGTGATCTAACTCGCCGCAAACTGAGTATCCACCAGCGATCTGCTCGTTGAGCGTTTTGACAGCCCTGCCAATTTCCTGCGAAGAATAAACACGTTGATTTGCATTACGGATATCACCCTGAATACAAATCCCGTTCAAGTGCAACGACTTTTTACCGTCGTTGCCCTCTTCGCTCTCCAAGACAATCTTTGCCTGGTCAAAACTCAAATGTTCTGCTAGAGTAGTTTTCACCTTATCATGCCCTATTATCTACGACCACGGAAAAGGCTTTGCTTATTATCAGCTGATTCAGCTGCGCCTTTCTTTTCAGCGCCATGTCCGGGTTCTTTCTTAGAAAAAGCACTGCCTGCTTTTCCGCCTGGAACATTGATATTACCTGCATTATTTTCTTTAGTAGCTGGATTAGCTAATCCACCTTTTGTGCTAGCACTTTCTGCCTCAACACCGCCTTTAACGATATTAGCAGATGTACCGCCCATATCATTTTTACCAGCTACAACTGATTTAGCGTTTGCACCGTTATCGCCGCCAATTTTAGCACCGAAACCGCCTGCAACTTTTTCAACATACTCACGAACTGTGTCTAGTTCATAGCCTTCGTTGTCAGCATCCATGTCGCTTTCGCCGCCCATGTTATCTGCATCTGGCTCGCTGTGTCCGTCTTTCATTTCGTCGAACTTGGCTTGCAATTCATCAACGATAGACTCTAGGTCCATGAATAATTCTTCTTCGGATTTTTCTTCTCCGTCGTCTTCATCGGGCCCCATTTCGCCTTCTAGGTCATCACCCATGTCAGGTGTGTCACCCATGTCGTCCATGTCGTCATCACCTTCGATAGCAATGTCTTCGAAGTTTTCGTCTAAGTCTTCGTCGTCTTCATCTTTTTCTTCGTGAGCCGCTTCATCGACTTCTTCGTCGTCTTCATCTTTTTCTTCTTCTTCAGCAATTTCGCTGTCGATCATTGATTCGTAAATTTCACGTGATTGTGCAACTACGTAATCATGGAATAATTCTTCGGCCTTGGCCTGGTCTTCGTTTACAAGATGCTCAAGCATCTGCTTTAATAGATTGTTATCTGCCATAGTGTTCTCCTTCAAGATATTGGTTTATTTGGCTGTATTCTATTTAACACTAATATTTTAATCCAGGGTTAAATGGTACTTTTTTGATTCATTTGGTCTGAATATATAGTATCAGGAAAAATATTTGAAAATTCCTTGTACGTTATATGAGACAAATTAGATAGCGTTGGACCTAACTTATCGGGTATGAATGCTCCCGGTTCTATTACTCTAAAAAACTTTACATGTCTAAATTCTTTAATTACTTTCTCAGTTTGACTGAGCCAATTACCAAAGTATGTAGCTGAATCTACAGACTTTTTGTAGTTAAATGTATCTGCATACATGTTGTTAAACTTTCCATCAGTTCCTTGATAGTCAAATCCAAAAATGTATATTACAGTATGTCCTTGAGATGCAGCATGCCATAGTGCAGTCGGTCCACTACTCCATCCTTTGTGAGGACTAAAAAAATTAATATTATTCTTAGTCTGTATTCCTTTGTTAGGATTTGTCCACACTGAATGAGTTTTGTGATAGCCTGAACTTATAATCTCATTGACCATTTTTACGTCAACTGCAATAATATGATGAGGATTGTATTCTCTGTACTGTGCATTACAGCCGTAGACTATTCCCTTGGTTAACAACGATTCTGGATTTAATTGAGATCTACTAGTTCCGTTGCCTACTACAAAGGCTGGATTATTCTGCTGCTGCTTCTTCACCGACTGGAGTTCCATACATTTGTTGAATAAAACCCATTTCCGATTCAGTTTCTAGTTGATGTGCTTCTGCTTGCAATCTTAGTTTATTGATTTGCCGCAGAGTTAAACGAATCTTTCTTGTGTCACTTTTATCAAGGACAGAAGAATCACTGCTGTTATCGTATCTACGATCAACAGCAAAGTCATTGTTTTTCTCGTTAAAATAAAAAAATTCGTTTAGTAGCATAACACTATTTATACTTTATTGGATCGGGGGCTCTTCTACGCCAGCTTCACCTTCGGGTGCTTCTGCTGCCATATCTTCGGGTGCTTCTGCACTTTGGTCTGCAACATCTGCTGCCATGCCACCTGGAGTGACTCCTGCAGATCTTAACTGACTCTGTGCATCTGGTGCTGATTTTAAGTTTCCACCATTCTCTTCTCTCCACATGCGTTCGTTTTCTTTAATCTCATCTTCACTCATACCAAGGAATCGTTTCATAGCAAAACGCTTGCTGAGATGTGGAATCTGTATGATCTGACTGAATGTTGCTGCACGAGCAGTATCGAGTTCACTTTGACGATATGCTGCAAAGTTTTGTGGACTGTTAAACTTTAATTCAAATAAACTATTGTCAATGTTAATACCGTTGTTGTCTAACCATATTTTAAATTCTAGGTCAAATGTTTCAACAATCATTGATTGTAAACGCTTGCAGTATTCATTGAACCGTAGTTCTTGAATGTATGCTGTGCCTACTTTTCCGTCACTGACTTGATTAGATCCTTCGTCAATTGACGTTGGTAAGTAGCTGCTAGGAATTCTTAATGCACGAAATAGTTTGTTAGTGAAATACCGTAAGTCTGTAATTTCTCCTAGGTTTGTACCGCCTGGTAGTGTTTCAACTTTAGAACCACGACCTTCTGCTGTTTGCGGAAAGAAATAGTCTTCGTTGGTACTTAATGGATTATAGCTAGCATCCACTACGTTATTGCCACCACCAGTTGCACTAGGAATACGGCGTTGTTGAATTTCGTTTTTAACACGTTCAACAAAGCTCATAGCCATGTGTGCTGGCATATTACCTACGTCAACATAGAAAATTCTGCGCTCAGGCGCACGTTGAATACGATAGATAATGATCGCATCTTCTAACAATTCTTTTTGTTTGTAAACTTTGAATACTGATTCTAGAATACTATTTCCAAAAGGATAGTTAGTGTCTAACCCTTCGCTTAAACTGATATGAACTACATGCTTTGCATCTACTGTAAGTTCATTGTTGGCATTCTGAAAACGTGAACCGGGTGGACGAGCTGCATCGCCAACAAAGCCTCGGCCTTGGCCACCGCCGCTGGAATAGGAACTTGTGCCGCTGGGACTAGTGTTTGCTGTGTTGCGCGGACTAGTTGCAATTAAATTTACAAAGTTAAAATTAATATCTGCTACTACGTACTGCTCAGGAACTTTACCTTCACTTTCGTTGACAATAATTTTGCTAATCTTTGCAGGATCTACGTACAACCATTTTAATGTTTGCGGATCTCTGATAAAGAAACAATCGCCATACTTCATTGTATTTCTAAAGATACGGAAAATACGAGTTTCAAATTGTTGTTGCTTGGCCCACTTCTGTAGTGCATCTTTTAAAAGTTTAACTTCAGTAGAAGTAGGAGAACCTTTAAAGAAAGTCTGGAACGGCGTTGCATTCTCTTTGTCTTTCTGTGTGCAAAATTCTGCTAGAATATCTAATGCAGCATTAACTTCACTATCACTGTCCATGGTGTCGTATTGCATATAACGGTCAACACGATTAGGTGCGCCAGCATATACATCGGGTAGGTAGCTAGAATAGTTTGCATGTGCAGGACCGGGACGTCCTTTGCCGCTGATTGGGCTAAAGGCACCACCTCTGTTGTCAACGTCAACTGGCGTAAAATATTTTTTCCAACTCATTTATCGATAATCCTTAGACATGTTAATACACGCTGCCTGCATTTTTGATTGCACTCAATTGATCATTATTCACTGATAAATTCTGACTAGTAAGTGCAATTAGTCGGGCCATGTTAGTATTTAACTGTGATAGTAATGATTCTGCTGATTCTTGAGTAGCTGCTGGTGTTGTAGTGGCACCAGCTGTAGTAGACACGCCGCCGCCACTAGCTTCGACTGCATCTGCAGCTTTTTTAGCCTCTGCCGCTGCGGCTATTGCAGCAACAGTATTGTTTGCTCCAGCTGATGCTTCATTTTTTGGAAGTAATGGACTTCCTTCTTTTTTAGCAAACTCTAGTAAAAGACTGTCACCATTTAGATTGGCATTTATGTCAGCAGCCTTCTGTGCTGCCTCTGCTGCTGCTAAAGTCTTGCCATTAATTACATTAAGTTTTCTTGCGTTGAGATCGTGTTTTGCAAACTCAGATGATGCAGCGTTATTTTGATCTTTTTGATCTTCTAATTTTTTATCTTCTAATTTACTAGCTTGTGCTGCCGCATTCCATAATAAATCTCTTGCTTCTGCTCTTGCTTTTGCTTCTGCAATTCTTTCAACTTTTCCTTGTGCTCGAGCTGCATCTCGTGCTTCTAATTCTTTTGCATCTATCCCACCTATCGGCAACATTTTTAGAAGTCTATCAACCATTGATCCAAATGCATCACTAAGATCGGCAATCATATCTTTAAATCCATATACAATAGCATCTTTAGCAGACGTCAACATCCACTTAACACCTTCAACACTGAACACAATCTTAAATGCTTCGTACAACATTTTTATATTTGTACCTAGCCAACCTAAAATATTTCTTAACGTTTCAGAATTATTATACAGATTTACAAACATATCACCAACAAATCTAGCTGTATCGTAAACTACTGTTAATGCCTCACCGACTAAGAAACCCATAATTTCAAAAGTCTTTCCAATAAAACTACCGGCTCGATAAATGATGTCTGTGAATATGCTAACACCGTCAACCGCTGTAAAAATTTGCCCGTAAAAATCAGAAATAGGCTGCAATATCATAGAGATACCGTTGAATAAGCCATCAAGAATGTTTATAACAACGTCAATAGTAGATGCTAACACAGTGAATGTGACATTTAACAATCCGTCTATGAAACCAAGTGTACCACCTAATCCGCCAAACCAACCACTGAGTGCTGTAATAACTGGCTCTAACAATAATGTAAACCCAGTCCATATTTTCATTACTGCTGATGTTAGTATGTTAAATGCTGGTATTAAGAATGTCTGTGCTAATGCTGCTATTCCTTTAAATGCAGAAAACATAACATCTAAAATTCCACTAGATGCTAGAAGATATTTAAATTCGTTTCCAAGTGCAGCACTTTGCTGACCCATTTCTTGCATCTTCTTATTGAAGCCATCAGTTAATGCTGCTGTTTTTGCTTGTTGTGCTTCTGCTTCTGCAGTAGCATCCATGTTAACTTTGTTAAAGCTACCTAATGCTGCTGCGGTACCGTGCATTTCGTCATTAGCTGCCAATGCAAACTTACTACGTTGCAATGCTTGCGATGCTTCAGCTTTGCCCGTATTCATTGCTTGATTCATCTGAGCTTTTGAAATCGTCACACCCTGCTGTGTTTGGCTATGTAGTGCAGTAAATTGCGCACCTAGCTGAGGCATTTGAGCTAGTAGTTTTCTATTTTCTTCAGTTGTAGCTGTACCGTTGGCAATTAAATCTTTAGCAAAGTTTTCCATTTCTTTGCTAGGCATACTTTGTATAAGTTGCATCGCTGATGCTTCTACGTCAGCGCCCATGCCTGCCATAGCTGCACGAAACATACCGTCTGCTGCTAACGCTTCTCTTTGTTTTTCTAATTCTTCTCTGCTTTTTCCAGTAATCTTTGCAAGCGCATCCATTTCTTTCAAATAAGATTTTGCACCTGCGGCTAATTCTTTATTAGACATTGTACCTTGCTTACCTTGGAGTCTTAAAAGATTTCCGTAGTTAGCAAGGCCGCCATTAATTTCTTCTGTAGTAAACCCTAGAGCATACAAATCACTACCCGTGGCTTTTAATTGTTTAGATACCTTGGCAAAGTTTTTGGCACCGTCTTCAGTTGTTGTACCAAACCCCATCATAGCAGGCGCACTCTTAGCCATTAGCGCACCAAAAGCATCCATGGTCATACCAGCTTCTGATGCTGATCTAGAGAAACTCGCAATACTTCCGCCAAATGATGCGCCGGCCTGTGCGCCTGCTGTGTAAGATTTTGTCACAGCGTCAGCTGCTGCTGCAACTGCTGCAAATGCACTACCTACTATAGGAATACTTTTAAATATATTTGACATACTAGTAGCACTGCTGTCTAAATCAGCCATTGCACTAGTAGCTCCAATAGTTGCGTTGGCGAACGCTCCCGCAGCTTTAGCTGCCATCTTGGCTCCTGAAGCTACCATACCAAGTGGACCAGTAATCAGCTTGCCGATGTTAGGTAGGCCACCGCCA